GTATACACACTGGTATCGGCAATCGGTGTTAAGTGTTCGCCTCTGAAGTTAATGGAATTATGCCGCGCCCGACACGTTTCAATGGTTTTATCGCAATCTTGTCGAATACGAAATTGATCCCCTGTTTTTATTGGAAACCCGACCGGAAAAGATAATACTAAGCGGCCATTTTCTAAATGGGTTTCGATTTCTGTTTCTTGTCCCGTATTAGTGCCACTTAGCCAGTGGATAATCCCCAAATTAAATAAACCCGGCGCGGCAAAGCTCTCTACATCACTGGAAACAAACACCCGCCGCCGGTTATCTTCATCCACTGCGCTAACCTGCGCATGATGCCACTGAAACGGTAATCCGCAACGCGCATCCCCATAATCGGCCCGGCAGGAAAGAGAATACACGCGGCTAATCGATTGCCGCGCTTGCTGCATTAATGAACGAAACTCACAACGAAATTGATTGCCATGAACCTGTGTTTGTCCACACGTGCCGACCATAACGATTTCATGGCCTTGACTTAAATCTAAATAATTTACTCGATATAACGCGACCTGCGCATAATCTAGTAAACCAGATAGAATGTGTTGCGCAGTAATACCGGTATCGGTAACCACGCCACCAAAATCAGTATTGTCTACCGCAAAATTAGAATCTGTTTGCAAGCGTTGCGGCGCTAACCCATTGGCCGCACGGTAATGTATGCTTCCTGCTCCGTCGTTATAAGTAATATCCGCATCTAATGTGGTAAAGCCTAAAACCGTCCCTTCTTTGCACTGCACCCGCAATAAAAAACACCAGGTGGTGGCCGGTTTCTGTAAATGGGTTTGTAACTGAATCGGAATACGTTTCATCGCTAAATTCTAAGGGAAAACGATGAAAATAAATAATCATTTTTCGCTATTATCGCTTGACTTCAATTAAATCAAGCGTTGCCGTAGCGATTAATTCCTGTCCATTTCGGCTGCTAATGGCAAAGGCATTATAATCTGAATCAAAACGCACCCAAACATCAAATTCCCCATTCCAAGTATAACTATCATTTTCCCATTCCTCATCCGGCGTAAATACACCCAGTGCATTATCTAGATTACCGGGCATTAATTGCCCGCTGCCGTTATATATCTCGGCATTAACAATCGCGCGCACGGGTCGCACACTGGCCACCGGCCCCAGTTTGTAGGTTTTGGTTAATTGAACGGGCGTGCGTGTACCGGGTTTGATATATAAAGGTTCATTATTGGCCTGATAATCATTCCAGTCCTGAAAGCGAAACGCATATAATCGACCCCGTGCGGCATGAAAGGCATGAATAACGGCATTGCGCGCGGTTTCATCTAAATTTAAATACTGCGCACTATACCGATGTCGCGGATACGCCCACTGCCCATTGCGGATTTCCATGCCATTATCACACTCAATAATGCGCGTACTCCATTCCGGCCCACCTTCAAACCCGTAGGCTACCCGTCGTGATAACCGATGATTGATAAAAGACATGGTTTATTCTTTTGTAATAAATAAATTCTGTATTATGAATCATATTATTGAATAAACTCTTTCTAGATAATGCGCGTAGACAAAGATAAGGCTATCAATGCGGTGCCGCTGATTAAGTGGGCGGGTGGAAAACGCAAACTTGCCAAGGCGTTATTGCCTTTATTCCCAGAACATCAAACCTATATTGAGCCGTTTTGTGGTGGTGCGGCCCTGTTTTTTATGCGTCCTCATCCGTGCAAGTATGAAATCATTAATGATATTAATGGAGATTTAATTAATCTCTATCGCGTGGTTAAAAATCATCCCGATGAATTTTTCCGACAATTTGAATGGTCGCTTTGTTCACGACAATTATTTAATGAATGGCAGGAACAGCCGACACATTATTTAACGGATATTCAACGTGCTGCACAGTTTTATTATCTCCAAAATCTAAGTTTTGGCGGAAAAGTAAGCAAAGTAAGATACTTTGCTGTCTCTACACATGATTATCATGGGCTTAGAATTCATCTATTAAAACAACGCCTATATGCTGCACAAAAGCGCCTTGCTAGAACAACAATTGAATGGCTGCCTTGGCAAGAATGCATGGCACGTTACGACCGACCACACAGCTTTTTCTATATTGATCCGCCGTATTGGAGGTTGCACGGTTATGGCGTGCCGTTTAAATGGGCAGAATATGAAGAACTCGCTAATACTATGCGTCATTTAAAAGGCAAGGCGTTATTATCTATGAACGATCATCCTGATATACGTGCGTTATTTGCTGATTTTTCACAAAATACTGTACAAACTATTTACTGCATTGGAAAAGAAAACAATACACCAGTCAATGAGTTAATTATCGCGAATTATCCTATCGATAAATCTGCCAGTTTGCTGTAATTAATAATTAATATGTAAACTATTGCATTATTAACATATCTTGCTATAATGCAAGTTATGAACAGTGCCGCTATTTATCCACGTACGCGCCAATACTATGAAGATGGCAGCTTCACAGAAATCGTGATTTGGCACTTAGACGCGCCGGTTCCTCCGTCAATGCACTGCTATAAATATCGACTAGTTCATATTGTCAATGGTAAGCGCGTTGTCGGTTATGACAATGAGCGCGGCAAAGGCGACCATAAACATATTAATGATAGAGAGATGCCTTATTTCTTTAGCACACCCAGCCAACTGTTGGCTGATTTCCAAAATGATGTGACGCATTGGATGGAGCAAAACCCATGAAAGCCATTGTTGATGTGGCCCCTAGAGGCGCTATCTTTAATACGGCTGCTATGCAATTGGCAGCCGGAAAACCCGCTGATTACCGCCTGCATTTTGAAACAGCACGGGTATTGTGGTCGCATTTATCCGGTGCGCGGCTTGAATTGCTCGATACGTTGAATAAACAAGGTGCCTGCACGGTATACGCCTTAGCTAAAGCCGCTAAGCGGAATTATTCCAATGTGCATAGAGACGTAGCCGCATTGGAAAATTTGGGACTGATTGAACGTGATAGCGAAGATCGGGTATTCGTTCCCTTTGAAGCGATAGAAATCCGTATGCCGCTGGCTAAAGCCGCTTAAGCGTTACCCTGTCCTTGACAAGCCGAGTCGGGTGTGGCGGCCCGCGGCGCGGGCGATTTGTTCTGGGGTACGGCGATCCGGGCGGCCTTCGATTTTCACATTCAGCACTTGGTGGACGTTGCGCCCAGAACCGGCCCCGGCTAGGGCGCGGGTGTGTTCGGTATTGAGAACGTGGCCGGCCGTACGCGGCACAAACAGCTCCGGGCCGCGTTCTCCGACCAGATAGCTGCGGTCGCGCATCACGTCTCCCCCGTTGGCCCGCGCACCGGCAAAGGCAGCGGCCACACTGGCCCCAGCGGCTCCGCCGTTCAGGCTACCTAGCGCGCCCAAAGCTTGCTCCATCAGTTGCTGGGAGGCCATTTGCACTAAACGCTGGCGCACATTGTCGAGAAAGCCGATAAGGGCATCTTTGGCGCTGGCCGTGCCGCTTAATACGTCGGTAAAGGCGTCCCGTGCGCTGGTGCGGAAATCGTCCATTAAGGCGACCTGCTGCGCCATGATCTCGCGCTGTTGTTGCAAGCTGTCCACGGTAGACAAAATAGCTTGACCCATTTCGCTTTCTGCTGTGACACCCGCTTGAATCAAGGCATTACGTTTTTCCAGTTCTTCACGGTTCAGGCCCAATGTGGCAATTTCTTCGTTCAAGCGATCTAGCACGCCTTGCGCTTGTGCCTGCTGTGCGTCTAATTGCGCGGCCTGTTCACGTTCTTCATTCAACTTGTTGAGGGTGTTGAGTAATTCGCGGTAGCGTTCCAATTGTTCAGGCGCGGCCCCGGCAACCTCCAATTCAAACACTTTGCGTTCATTTTCGCCCAAATGAAAGCCCTCTATTTCTACCTGCAAACGGCTTAGCGTGCCTTCAATTTGCTGATAAAGTCGTTCAGCTTCAGAAACAGTCTGCTTAAAGGCGCGCGTCCCAGCTAGGCGGATTGCTTGCAGACCCATGTCTACCGGCGCGGCCATTTTGGCGGGTAAATCAGCCGCATCAATGGTTACGCCGTGCCATAGATCATGTAGCATTAAGCCGGCGTTACCGGCGTTAGTACGTATATCGGCTAAACCGGTTTTGGCAATCTCTACCGCTTGTTGAAATTCACCCTTAAACAAGGCGGCTAATGCAGCCCCCACCGCGCCAGCAGCTTGCCCGACGGTATTCAACGCTTGCCCAAGGTAGACGGCCACAGAACCGACCAATTTCAGCCCGGTAGCCGCCACCTGTGACAGCTCTCCTAAACGCTGCGCACCCTCACTGCTGCTGTGAAAATGCCCGGTTAAGGCGACTAAAGACGGCAGTAATTGCGCGGTTAATTGATTGATAAAACCTTGTTTGATCGTGGCTAGCTTGCTCAATTCCGTACCAAAATGCTGTGCCGCTGCTACGGTGTGTGCATCCAGTGTGAGGCCCAATTGCGCCGCTTGTTGTTCCATTTCGCTAATAGCGCTGCTGCCTTCACGCAACATATTAACCAGCGGCATGCCCTCGGTGTCAAAAATTTTCATGGTCACCGCTAAGCGCTGGCCTTGGTCTTGCGTGGCTTTCATCGCATCGGCTAAGCGTTTGAACTGTTCATCCGGGTGCAAACGGTCTAATTCAGCGGCGCTTAATTTCAGTTCCTCCAATGCCTTAGCGGCTGGCCCAGCCCCGTTGGCGGCTTCGTGAATGCGCCGGGTCATGCGCCGCAAGGCATTATCAAAGGTGCCAGCCCCGACTGCGGCCATTTGTTCAGCCGCATAACGCAGGCCAGATAGCGCCTCGGTGCTGGTGCCAATCATCGCCGCTTTATTAGCCAGTTCATCTATGGCGCTAATATTATTATTCACCATGACCGCTAAGGCGGTCGTCGCCCCTGATACAGATAAGCTTATTGCTTTGGCAGCCGTGGCAAACTTTTTTAAACTGGTTTTAGCGCGTTTGAGATCAGTAATAAAGCTGCCGGTTTTGGCGAGTAAATCAATAACAATTGATCCAGCTTTAGACATATAGCTTGCTTCCTTTATGAATTTAATCCCAATGCCGCTAAGGTACGTTTATCTGTTTCATTTAAATGCATTGTAGCCGGATTAGGTTGTAACCAATCTAAAGCTGCTTTTAATGCTGAATTAGGCTGCATGGCGTTGACACTGGCTATTAAAGCCGCCGGGCGATAATAACGGTGTCTATCATCAAACGGGTACATCACATAAAATGCGCGCCAATTTTCATATTCGCTATAAGGCATGTTATCAAGTTCATAAATACATTTACCTAATGCTAACGCCAGTTTATGCCTGAATATCTGCTCGGCGCTTAGGCTTTTTTTTGCCTAATAATACCGGCAATGTCCAGTATCGGCCTTAAAAAACAATCACATGCCTTATAGCTTAATTGCTTACTTTTATTATAATCAACGCCTTCAAATGCCTTACGTTTCAGATCATTATCATATAAACAGGCGGCAATGAGTTCCTGCATGGCGTACAGACGTTTATCTTCATCATTGCCCATTTCTGTTATCTGCCAACGTCGAATATCCGCTGCTGTTGGCTCTAGAAAATATAAGGTATGCTCTGACCCATCCGGCATAGTTACTTTCTTTTCTATGGGTTGTTTGCTGACTA